ACAAACATGGTAAGAAAGAAACTATAGATGTTATTCGTGATTGTATGGAGAGTGATGAGTATCATGGATACTTAAAGGGTAATGTCTTGAAATATGTTTCGAGATATAAATTTAAAGGAGAGCCACTAGAAGATTTACAAAAAGCTAGTTGGTATTTAGATAGACTAATAAAGGAGGTCAGTAATGGGGAGAGTTAAGCAGGCAATATTAGAAGTCGATGACTTTGTACATGGATGTTTAAAGGAAGGTAGAACTTTAAATCAAACAGTAAGAGATGCTAGAGAATCTGAATCAGCTAAAGCTAATCCGTATCTAGATGATGCAGAGTTAGTAGAAAATAAATACTACCAATTTAAGGGGGCACAATAATGGATGTAAGCCAACTTCTTATAGATGCTTTGTTATCAAAATACAAAGCACAAATAGATGATGCGACAGCAAAGATATGTGTATATCTACATAACCCTGTAGGTATTGGTGAGCACCCGCAATTCACAGAAGAACTAGATAAGTTAATAAATATAGTTTCTACTGCTGAAGAAAATATAGAAACATTAAATAAACATTTTGGAGAAAATAATGGATAAAGAAACACAACAGAAAGAAACACAGCTAAAAGCAAAACAGTATATTATTGATGCAAAACAATTGCAGGATATAATGAAATACTTAATGGCTAGACCATATGCTGAAGTGTATGCACTAATGCACATAATGACATCACTTCAACTTTTAGAGCATAATGGAGGAAAGGATGTCGACAAAAAATAATGATGACCCCTATACAGGTTTGCTATTTGAATTGAAGATTGGTCTTAATGAAAAGAATGCTATAGTAATTGACTATGGTGGGAAGCCTGTTGGTAAGATTAGAGATGCATTAAGAGGTTTTCCTTATCAAGCTAATCTTTGTGCAGCAATAATTAATCACGCTAACTCGTTAGGTAAAAAATTAGAAAATGATGTTAAACAACTTATACAAAATATTTAGAAGATTATTTTGGCATAACATATTCATGGAGTATCTAGAAAGATACGCCTCTAATCTTAGTAGCTTTCTTTGGAGAAAGAGATGGGGTGATAGATCTATGTATCAATCAGCCCAAAAAAAAAGACACCCAGAGTAATCTCTGTGTGTCTTTGTTGTTACCTGCTGGGGGAGTCTACATGGCTCCCCTTTTTTATTTCTTGGCTATTGTATTTTTATTTACACCTTTCTTTATCATGTAATTTTGAGTACCATTAGCACCTGTCTCTACTTCTTTCTTTAAATTTCTAAATAGTTCTAANTGTTTTTTATCTCTAGCTTGTTTAACTACATAAGCATTGATAAGTTTTGTATCTCTCATTAACAATTCCAAGCACGAAGTGACTTATTAATTCTACTATTAGGATCTCTTGCTGTCTTAGCTGAAGTAAGTTTCTTCTTCATACCTTTCATCCTTGCACAGAAGCTAGCACGCCTTTTATTACCAACTGTTTTGCTAGGAGCCTTTAGATTTCCTCCAGTAGATTTATTATAAGATGCACGACCTTTAGCATTCAATCCACCTTTAGGATTCTTACCTTCTTTACGTTGCCATGCGGGTGACTTTGCCATTATTTTTTCCTTACTGTCATAGCTGCTCTCTTAAAGTTTGCAGTTGAAGGTGCACCCTTAGCACCCTTCTTTTTCATTTTTCCACCACGCTTTCTTTTTGCATGGATGTTAGCATATAAGCCCTTTCTCATTATACTTTCTTAGCTAGCTTTTTATTTATTTTTTTTTGTACACCCTCTGGTAATTTAGAAAAACCTTTAAATTTTTTCTTCATGGCAGTTGGTTTCTTTTTCATATTAGTTTTTTTCATTCCGTACATTAGCTATATCTCCTATATTTAGATGTTTTCTTTGCGATCCCTTTTGGTTGTTTCACAAATTGTTTTCCCTTCTTTGTTCCCTGCCTCTTTGCTTTTGTTGTCGCTGCATATTCCGAAGCTGATAGACTCTTGATAGCTTTCTCTGGCAAATATCTTTCCCCAGTCTCCGAAGACTTCTTCCCAGATTTAGTTCTCCACTTTTGCTTTCCCCATGACTTTAAACTTCTTTGACTTTTTGCAAGTGCCATCGTTAAGCTCTTTTCTTTTTACCATTACCTTTTAATACACTTGATAACATTTTATGTTGACCAGTGTGTGCTTTAACAGCACCCTTTAAACCTTTAATAACTTTTTTTATTTTAGCTTTTGATTTTTTCATATTTTCCTTTTATTAATTTTACTTGTAACCACCACCTGCAGCTTTATATTTCTTAGCTAACATCTGTGCTTTTCTAGCTGACCATTGTCCAGGTTTACCACCCTTAGAACTAGCCATCACAGAATTAAATAATCTTTTTCGCATTCCAGGTTTAGTATAATTACCAGCTTTATTTACTGTGCTCTTTTTCTTTGTCATCGTCTTCCTCTAAGTTTTTTAACTTGTAGTCGTAGCTGCCTTCTTCATGTTCATCAGTAATCCATTTGGATGAATTTTCTACCGAATATATTTTACTGCTTACTAATCTATTAATTAAGTTTTTGTTTGGGTCAACACCCATAGAAGCATCAAACATTTTAAGTCTGTTATTTGGTTGTATTGCATAGTTCCCATCTTCTAATGCAATTACATGACCACATTTATGCTGATCTGGTTTCTCTGCATAGCCAAAATTTAATTCATTAAAGTCACCTGCACACCAATCTATTGTAAATAAATACTTACCTTTACGTTTTACCTTACGTCTAGATGTGTATTGCATAGTAGCACCAGCCAGTTCATAAAAAGTTGTAACACTTACATTATAACTAAAACTATCCCACATTACTAATTCATCTAATGGTAATTCTTTTACCCCAGGTTTAGAGCAGAAAGCCGATATAGGTGCTCTCCACCATAGACCCCCATCTTCCATTAAGAAATGAAACATAGGTACTCTGTTTGGGATAGAACTAAAACCAAATACGCCTACCTCAAAGTATTTATCATGTGAATCTTTTTGATCCCTAAGATAGTTACCTCTTACCCAGCATTCTATTACTGGTATATTCGCATTAAGATACATTAATTGGCAAGTGGATTAGAAGAACTAATTTTTATTTCTTCTATCTGTATCTTCAATAATTCTATTTCTTTTTCAAGTATTTTAGTAGCAGTACTATCATGAGTATGGTCAAAGTCATGGTCATGTTTAGTGTCTGCATTTTCTAATGCGGTAACTTTTTCTTCTAACACAGCTATTTGTGTAGAATAATTTGTTGATTTTTTAGATTCTAATACTTTTAATTTTGTTGTAATCTCACCATACTTAACAAATCCACCACCTATTGCTGCAATGACTCCAAGTAATGCTGCTACTCCTGCTAGTTGTCCTTTAATTTTATCCATTTTTTAATTGCTCCAGTTCTATTAGTATTTTATTTTTCTTTATATTTATTTTATTTAATTTTTCTCTTACTAAAGTTATAGGATCTGTTGATGTATAACTAGCTAAAGTTGTCTTAGTATATAGCTGTCTTAAATCCTGTATCTGTAATTGATCTAAATAAATATTCTCACTTTTATAGAAGGGTACATTATAAATATCAAGAGATGCTTGGTCACTTGCCATAGCATCTAACTTAATAATATTTTTAATTTGTAAATTCTTTGATATATCTTTTATATCTTTATCAACTTTATCCATAATTTTTACTAGGTTGGCTTTGATTGTTTCTTTCGATTGTATATTTTTTTGCTTTGTAGTATTTGCATTCTTAACCTTGGCAGTCTTAGTAGTTTCGCTAGTAGGTTTCTCTTCTTTAACTTCTTCTTTTTCATTAGATTCTGTTACTGTTTCTTTTGGCTCTTCTTCTACTATCTCTTCTTCTATAGCTTCTTCTTTTTCTGATGGAGGCGGTAGAAAACTAGTTATAATTTCCTCTGTTTCCTCTATAATTTCTTCTTCTCTAGACGGTGGCGGTAGTAAAGTTAGTATAGTTTTTTGTTCTACTACTTCTTCTGGTTCAAAGTATATTTCTTCTTCCATAGGAGGTTCTGTAAATTCTGGTATAAACTCTTCAAATAATTCCTCTATTTGTACAAACTCTATATACTCAAAAACATCTTCTAAATCTTCAAATATATCTCCAATCTCTTTTACAACTTCGTTATCTAATACAGAATTATCATATGTCATAGTAACAGATATGTTATCTATATTTGCACCACCTAATCTAGCAGGTGCATTAGCATCAGTACCAGATATATCTATATTACCTACACTAGAACCTGTGCCATTATATATTAATATATCTGAAAAATTAGCACCTTCTATACCCGTAACATCTGTTCTTATATTAGTATTAGATGCTAGTATGTTTCCATCAGAATCTTTAATTGTTAATTGGTTAGTAAAGGTATCTGCTTCACCTTGTCCACCCCAACATCCAACAACACTACATTCCCCATTCTGTGCTTCAATAGTTGAATTTAATGTAATACCATTATCTAACATATTTTGAGTAATAGTGTCTGAGTATAAATTAAAATCTTGATTTATAGAACCACTATCACCAAACTCTAAATCGTAATTACTTTCTACATTATTTAATTCACAGCAATCATTTAGTACCATTACATCGCCAGATGTATTCCAACCATTAGAGTTACCAGTTTCAAAATTACCATTAGTAATTAGATTACCAGTTGTTATCTCATCGGCATTAGCAATACTAAATAAAAATATAAGTGCGAATAACCATTTCATTATTTAACTTTCTGTATTAAAAAATGTTTAAAATCTGTTTCTAATTCTTTTATTTTTTCTTCCATGTTTTTAAGTTTATCGTTAGTAACAATTGTATTACCTTTGTTTGTTTCTATATTTAATAACAAATGACTTTGATTTTCTTGTATTCTAGCAATGTATCCAATTTGATTTTTTAAATGAGTATCATTAATAATAGCTATATCTGCTTGATTTTTATTAATAGTTTCTGTTAATGAAACAATATATCTTACACCAGTAAAAGTACCTACTATAACTGAAGCTACTACAGGTATCATTACTATATTTTTTTTTAGTAAATCTACTATATTCACTTTAGTATAAGTTTTACTATTGATTTTTGACCTATATAAATTTCTGTTTCTGCCATGCTTTTTATACATTGATAGTCTACATTATTACCAGTATTAGAACGCATTGCAATTCTTTTACCTTTAAGACACATAGACATAGATTCCTGTATTCTATGTTCATGAATCTCTCCGTTAATAATCATAAGTAATGCAACTACTAACTCTGTCATTAATGTGCACTACTCCCATTTGCTCTTACTTTATCTTTTAAATCCTCAACATCATCTAAAGTTTTTTCTAGTTGTGCTTTTAAAAATTCTATATTAACTTTGTTTGTCATATTTTGCTCTTGAGTTATTTCTAACTTTTCTGTTGTTTTATATAGGTCTTCTATTAACATATACTGTTCTTGATCTGTAGGTAACTGCTCTGACTTTTTAAGTAAGTCTGCTTGGAATAACTCCCTCGATGTTTCTAATGATGTAAGTCTAGCTGTAACTTCTGTATATGCAAAAACACCCATAGCCACTGCTATGACAATACCAATCATATTTTTTACTGGCATACTTACTGAAGTATTTTCACTTATTTTCATTTTCTATTTTCATTAGCTGCTCATATATTGTAGCTGTTAAACCAGGCGGAGCAGTTATAAAATCATGTTTACTCTTTACACACCCTGCTGTTAAAATAAATATAATTAAATATTTCATTTCTTTTTCTTTTTGCATTTACATCTAGGTGCAAATAAATTATCTATCCATACAAAAGAGTTATCAATAACTTCACAAAACTTTATAATATATTTATCTATCATCTAGGATGTTTCCACTCTTTCATTTTTTTTGCATTATTTAATTTTGTATCTTCAATAGCTTTAGCTTTATCCATAGCATCTAATTCTGCTGTAATTTTTGCTTGCATTTCTTCATCAGCTATTCTTCTATCTTCCATACGTTTTACATATGTATTATAATCTGGTCTTTCATGGTCATACTTAGACCATAATACTTGTGCATCCTTACCTATCTTACCATCTATTGGGCAAGGTGTACCTGCTTGTATCATAGATTCAAATACTCTTTCATCTTGACATAGTATAGCTACTGCAGCTACCTTCATGCCAAAATCATTAAGTATTCTAGCAAGTTTTAATCTCTCACAATTTTTATCAGTTGCATGTTTACCCCCACTAATACCTATACCAAATGTTTGAATACCCATAGATACTCCAACAGCACAAACATCTTGTGTCATACTATTATATGATGGTGCACTTGCACTAGGTGGTGCTGATTTTGTATTAGATGTAGAACTATTTGTTGTGGTACTATTAGAACTAGACCCAGATTGATAGTTTGTAGTTGCTGTAGACGTGTATCCACCTTCAATAGCAGTGTTAGACCCAGACGTATTAGTCTGTGTAGATCCTGCTAATGCAACAGCCGCCATGCATCCAGATAATAGTAGTAATAATGTTATTAGTATTAGAAAGTTTTTCATAGTTTTAGTTCTTCAATTGCTTCATAGCAACCAAATTTAATATACATACGATGTGTATTTATATCATATGGCCCTATTTCTTGTATTTTTAGTAATGATTCTTCGTATCCTTTTACTAAGCAATCATACTCAGTATCAAATTGTGTTTCCCATATATGGGGTGGTAAGCATGTCTCTGCTACATAAGAACAGAGTAAAAACGCTAAAGTAAATTTCATTTATATCCTGGTTCTAATAATAATGCCATTAATACTAGCATTATTATTAGTGTTCCTGTGAAGTAGTAATTCATCATTATACCCCATAGTGTTTATTATTTTTTAACTAAAGAACCACCAAAGTATAAGCCTATAATGGCTGCTACTAAGTTAGTATCCAGTGGTGTAATGACTAAACTATTTGAAGATAGTGTTACCCATTTCATTATTTCTTTTTCTGGTATAAAGAAAAATCCAGGTTTAAATTCTAAGTAACCTACAATTACACTTACATCTGGTTGGAATATAGGCATTAGTTTTGGTAATAATACTATAGCGAATACAGCAGTCAATGCTATAATTCTTCTAGTCCATTGAAAACCTTTGTTGTCATATTCTCTAGCTTCTTTAAAACCTTTTTGTTGTACTTCTGCTCTTTGTATAAGCATCTTTTGTTCTGCTTGTTTTGCTTTAATGCTTTGTGACCAGATACTCATCACACCACCAAGTACAGTGGATCCTAGCATTGTAATCATTTCAAATGGCATTATTACTCCTTTGTATTTGATTGGTTTGTTTCTAGTTCTTTTATTTTTTTATTAGCATCATCTAAGTCTTGTGTTAGGTGCTCTAGTTTTTGTAGAGTACGTTTACTAGCACTATCNTTAGACTTACCAGCATCCTGTAACTCAGCAATCTCTTGCTTTAGGATTCTGATCTGCTCTTTGTATTCGTTTATAATATCCTGATATTCAGGGTTAGACATTTAAAATGTATATTATATTATTATAGCACCCAGGACAAAACCTACAACTGCAGAAATGACGCAGTGATAATGTTTTTCCCATAACTCTTTAACTTTATTTTTTATGTTTTCCATTTTTTCTCCTATTAATTTAATAAACCTATTAGTGTTAATATTGTTGCACCTAAACCACCAAGTATAGTATATAAAACTTTATCTATTTTACTATGTAATTTATCTATATCCTCATGTATATGTTTTAGATGATTGTTTTTTATTGTACTTACTTCCCTCTTCAACCCTGTAATGTAACCATATAATGATATAATATGTTCATTGGTTGTTTTGGGTTGCTTGGCCATCTTATCCCTCGAAATTAAAACCACGAGTGATAGCCATGTTTCTTAATTTGTTTATTCTATCATTGTGTTTCATTGAGTTTGTTTTTTTAATTAGCCTATCTAATATAGTTGTATTCATTAGATCTGCTCTATTTGTAATTCTACTATATATTTGATCAAAGTTTAACCCATAGTTTTTTAATCTATCTACAATATATAAAGGTATAAATCCTTCCTTCATCATGTGTTGTGCACCAGCAGTTAGATATCCGCTAATGTCATCTCTTAAATTTCTTTTTAAACTTGTAGTAACGTATACAACTTTAAGTGCTTCTTTTTCTTCTAGTGAATATGATGCCATAGTTCTTGCAAACCAATCATGGAATGTTCTTCTTACTTCACCTCTACCTCTTTTAAATGGATCTTTAGTTACGCTTAAATACCCACCCATTTTATGTGCATCTTTAAACTCTTTAGATGGAGACCAGTATTGCCAGTAACCTGTAGGTAAGTCATTATAGTATTGCTCTATATAACCTTGCATAGAACTAGGTGCTATAGCAGAATAAAATCTAACTGCAGCTTCTTTCTTTTCTTCAGAACTATCACTAGCCATAGCTGTTATTAATGCATTGTATGCTGTAGGTATAATACCTCTACCTTTACCTTGTGCAAAACCATTTAAAGGATTTAGTCCAAGATAATCTAATGAAGGTACACTTACAAGATCACCAATGTTTACACCTGGTGCTGCTAGTGTAGCTGTTAAATCTATACCTAAAGCTGATGATGGTGCACCATATTTAAATACTTCTGGTAGGCTACTAGTTAATATTGTTTCTGTGAATGATGGTAATGGTTTACCTGTATATTTTTCTACAGTAGGTGATAATACTCTAAGTATTTTTTCTGCTGATTCGTATCCTATTAAACCAAATACACCTGCAGAAAATACCATCTGTGTCATGAATCCAACTAGACCTGCTACGTTACCACTTTCACTAGCCTTAGTTACATATTGTGCAAGCTGTGCTAAGTAGTTGTGTTGGAATGTTTTAAATAAACCAAAAGGTTTACCTAATGCACCTAAACCTCTAGATCCATAAATACCAGGTTGTTCTAAGTAGTTATACTCAACCATGTATTTGTTAGTCTGATACGCAGACATTTCTAATGCTCTATCTTTAGGTGTACCAGCTTCTCTAAAGAAATTGTAAAACATTAATGATGCATTCAATCTACTAACTTGCTCTGCTTTACCTGCAAAATCTTGTAGAGTTATAATCTTTAATAGTTTACCAAAATCAAATACTCTTCTACCTGCTGGATCTTTTACGTTACCTGGTAATTGTAACTTAGGTGATAAACCTTTAATATCTGCAGCGGCTTCATTTAAAAACTTTTGATCCACTACGCCATTCTTATACATAAATTCGATAACAGTTTTTATTTCTGCATCTGGCATTAGTAAATCTTTAAATGCTTTAATCTGTGCTTTTGCTACTTTACCTTTATCAAATCCAGAATACTGTAAATCAAATAATCTTGGTGCTATCATATGATATGGTTGGAATACTTGAGATAATAAAAATCTCATGTTACCAAATAATAGTTTAGCATTAAGAGTTACTTGGTTTGCACCCCCAAGTATTTTAGTTAAACCAGATTTACCAATATAATCAGAGCCTAACTCTGACATTTTTTCTATAAATTTATTTCCTGTAAGCTGACCGAATGCATTATCTTTTAATGCTTCAGCTACTTTAGCTGCTACTGGATAGTCTTTAGCTACAGTAGTTCTCTTAGTCTTACCTTTACCATCTGATATAACTGTAGCATCATTTAATACTTTACCCATTTTAGCATTAAATTCTATACGACTTGCTGCTTCTAATCCACCTTGTAAGTATTGTAATATAGCAGTTTCAAATTCAGCTGTTTGTCTTGTAGATAAATTCTTTTCAGATAGTGTAGTTATACCTGGTATCTTCTTAATAAACTCTTGTCTTGCATTTAGTTCACTACCTAGATACCCATCTACACCTTGACGTTTTAATGAAAACTTTTTAAAGCCTGTTTGTTTTCTAGCATAACTCATTGCTTCTTGTGCTTTTAAAAATGAAGCATCTGTTAAATCAAATCGTTTAAACAATTCATTAAAAGCATTAAATGCTTCTGATCCAGCTTTTTCTCTATCTCTTTTTATAATCTCTACTACATAATCAGAAGATAATCTTTTTCTATTATTAAATTTTTTACCAGTTAATGTAGCATCTGTTACATCTAGTGCATCATAATCTTCTTTTAAATATTTTAATAGTGCATTAGCTGATGCTTTATTGCCTGCACCTGGTGCATCTATTCTGCTGTAACCTTTCTTCTTACCTTTCCATTTGTATACTGATACAAAGAAATCACCTTGGAATATGTGAGGTATGTAGTTAGGTACTTTTTCTATTACTTCTAATCCCTCTACCTTATTTTCTTTTACAGCTTTATTATAAACATCTACAACTTTATCTGAGATACCTCTTATCTCTCTATAAATTGTGACCATCTCATCATCAAATTTATATTTAGTCTTTAATTCTTTTTCACTTATCTCATATTTAAATCCACCTTCTTTTTTAGGTAAGAATGGATCTATACCAATCATAGTATTTATTTCAGCATCTATTTCTAATTTGTTATCTTCGTTTCTAATCTGCTGTAACTCTTCTATTCTTCTTAAATCTGCTTCAGTTAATTCATTTCTAGATTGTCTTCTATTATTTTCATTTACATCTATTCTAGTAGAATAGTTCTCACCATTTTTCTTAGCTTCTTTAAGTTTTTCTAGTTCTATTGCAAATGCAGTATCAACAATTTTTTTAGTTTTAATAGGATCTTTTTGTCTTAATATACTAAACTTAGTTAATCCACCGCCATCACTTCTAATCTTTCTCATACCTACAAGTCTTACAGCTTCAGCTGCACCTTGTAATCTCATTAGATAATCACCTTTACTATCTAGTTTACTCTTGCCTGGTGCAAATATTTTATCTGATGCAAATAAAGGATCGTAAGCTATTATCTCAGCTTGAGTTTCTGTCTTTAATTTTTGAATAGCTATCTGGTCATTTATATATTTAACAAGTGGATGTTCTATAAACTTAGCAGGAACAATCATACTAGCACCAGTTGTTTGTTGACCTTCTAACATAGTTAAGAAATCTGGAAAAATTCTATCCTTCATATCTGTATATTTTAAAGATCCTTTAGAGTCATACATGTCTTGTTTAAATAACTCAGGTGCTCTTCTATCAAAACCAAATATAGCTTTATTAAAATTATGATCTGTCCAAACTATCTTACCATATGCAGTATTTTCTAATTCTAAATCTTTAATAAACTTCTGTACTTTTTGTACTTCTTCTGGTGTCTTAATACTTTCTCTAAGATTTTCTGGAGTTGGTAATGGTTCTTTACCTTCTTGAACTCTTTTAGCATTAGCTTCTTCAAACTTAATTGCTTCGTTAGATTCACTTAATATCTTTTTATGTTGTGATATTACGAGATCTACTTCATACATTTTCTCAGCCAGTGCACCTCTAACAGGTTCATCTCTAAGTTTAGTATCTACTTTTTCTAAATTTATTAATTCAGATTCTAGAGATTCTACTTTGTTTTTATCTAATATCTTATTTCTTTTTTTTAGTAATTTTGGAACTTGTATAAAATCTTTTGCATCAGGTTTAGTATTATCTCTTAAAACATAATAGTCGTTAGATACACCTTTTTTTATATCTTTTTTATTAAAAGCTATTATTACTGCTGTATCACCTTTGTCATTATAAATAA